TGAATCAGGAGAGCAGATTACCCCCTGGATCTGATTTCAGGCGTTGGGTGTGGATCACTATTGCACCGTTCGTGACAGCTAGTCTGTAAACACCAACAAGGCGCTCTGCGAACGCCCTGTTATTTGCTGCGGCTACCACTAATCCCTCAGGTGAATCAGGGTGTCGAATCTCTTCTTTTTCCTGGTATTTCTTACGACGTTTTGTCATAATTACTCCTGTGGATTGATCCAGTCTTTCTACATCAGGCCTCGAAGAATTCGCCGTTCTTCGGGGCTTTTTCTTTTGTCAGCATTCTGGCTACTTTCTTAGCCAGTTCCGCCAACTCCTCGTCTTCAACACCCCATTCAAGAACAGCCAGAAGCATTCCCATTTTTGGGATGAAGCTGTCTTTCCATCGTGAAATTTGCGATTCATTAATCCCTAACGCGTCGGCTACCTTTCGCTGACCACGTACAGCAATTCGATTTAGGATGTTGCTTGTAATTGCATTCGCTTTCTTGCGAGTACTTGTAAGTTGCATATGTAAGTATTTCCTTAGATAACAATTGATTGAATGTATGCAAATAAATGCATACACCATAGGTGTGGTTTAATTTGATGCCCTTTTTCAGGGCTGGGATGTGTAAGAGCGGGAATGTCTTAAGCGGCTTTACCGCGTTTAGTTCCGTACTGTAACCAAACCGGATCACAGTTAAGCGCCATAGCAATCTCAAACAAGAAGCGCGGTCGCTTAGTTACTCCAGCTTCAATCAGTTGAATTGATTGCTGTTTAACACCGGCTTTGGTTGCCAGTTCGGTTTGCGTCATTTTTAACGCAATTCGCCTCTTCTTGAGGCGTTCAGAAAGAGTTTGCATATCGCCTCCATCAACAAACTTTCTTGTATTTTCATACAATGTATCTTGTTTGTCAAATACAGTTTTTCTTGTAAAGATTGGAGGTAAATAACAGAGGTGGCTTATGAGTATTTCTTCCAGGGTAAAAAGCAAAAGAATTCAGCTTGGACTTAACCAGGCTGAACTTGCTCAAAAGGTGGGGACTACCCAGCAGTCTATAGAGCAACTCGAAAACGGTAAAACTAAGCGACCACGCTTTTTACCAGAACTTGCGTCAGCTCTTGGCGTAAGTGTTGACTGGCTGCTCAATGGCACCTCTGATTCAAATGTTAGATTTGTTGGGCATGTTGAGCCCAAAGGGAAATATCCATTGATTAGCATGGTTAGAGCTGGTTCGTGGTGTGAAGCTTGTGAGCCCTACGATATCAAGGACATTGATGAATGGTATGACAGTGACGTTAACTTATTAGGCGATGGATTCTGGCTGAAGGTTGAAGGTGATTCCATGACTTCACCTGTAGGGCAAAGCATCCCTGAAGGTCATATGGTGTTAGTAGATACTGGACGCGAGCCAGTGAATGGAAGCCTTGTTGTAGCCAAACTGACTGACGCGAACGAAGCAACATTCAAGAAACTGGTTATAGATGGCGGTCAGAAGTACCTGAAAGGCCTGAATCCTTCATGGCCTATGACTCCTATCAACGGGAACTGCAAGATTATCGGTGTTGTCGTAGAGGCGAGGGTCAAATTCGTATGATCAGGATTGCGGCGCTACTCTCAATACTCTTAACTGCCAGCGCCAATTCTGAATGCTGGATTGTCACAAACCTGCACGGGTACGGGGCAATGAATGGCGATCGTTACGGGTTTACAAAAGACAGCACGGAAGATTCCGTTTTTCACGTAACAATAAATGGCGATAAATCATCAGTTTATGAATCAGTCTCTGGCGTCTATCCAGAGATGAAATACACTGCTTTGTCATCGAACACTATGGTAGGAGAATACCAGTCTGGAGGAGGAATAACCGTTGAAACTTGGTCAATCACTACAGACAAAAAAGCTCTTTACTCCAAAGTAATGAATATCCCAGGTATGCAACAACTTACATCAACCAAATCATTTGTTGGTGATGTAGTCGGAACCTGCAACCAGTAATCCCCACCTCAATCTCGATAACCAAAAACAAACTATTTTTCATTTAAAAACAATGGAGTTTGTTTTTCACGCCCCTTTTTACAATATTTCTTGTTTACAACATACAATCTTTCTTGTAATTTTAAGCCATCAGCAGGACGCACTGACCACCATGAAGGTGAGGCTCTTAAAAATTAAGCCCTGAAGAAGGGCAGCATTCAAAGCAGAAGGCTTTGGGATTGGATGAATGAGCAGGCTGATGCTCGACCAATGTATAAACAGCGCTCATGGCAAGCAGTAACCAATCTGCGCCTCAAGACAGCGTCACTGGTAGTGCGGGCGCTCTAACCAGTAAGCCGGGGTTCAGCGCCGGCCATCCAATCACCAAAGCTAACTGACAGGAGAATCCAGATGGATGCACAAACACGCCGCCGCGAACGTCGCGCAGAGAAACAGGCTCAATGGAAAGCAGCAAATCCCCTGTTGGTTGGGGTAAGCGCAAAGCCAGTTAACCGCCCTATTCTCTCGCTGAATCGCAAACCGAAATCACGAGTAGAAAGCGCACTGAATCCTATAGACCTTACAGTGCTGGCTGAATACCACGAACAGATTGAAAGCAACCTGCAACGTATTGAACGCAAGAATCAGCGCACATGGTACAGCAAGCCACGCAGTGAAATGGGTGTGACTTGTGTTGGTCGCCAGAAAATGAAATTAGGCAGCAAACCACTTATTTGAGAGGAATTAATATGTCATCAATCCGTTTAACTACGAGAATGAAAGAGGAAATCGCTCGTAACGCTTTAATTAAGTCTGGGGTTTTCACTGAACTTGAAGAAGTAACAAAGTTAATGAACCAGCTTGCACTTGACGCCAGAGTTATTGCGTTTGGCGGTAAAAAGAAAACTGAGGTAGTGGATCAGTTATCATCCAAGTTAGTAGCTATAAGTGAAGAACTTGAAAAACTGGGATGTCCATTTTACTCATACGATGTTCGTTCTACTTCGATTTATCTGACTGTATCTGGCAGAAGGGTTGGATGGCATTCATATGGGAAAGACGGCAACGGAGAAGATATATTGCTCCCTACTCCGACCAAAGATAAATGCATGTTTAGCGCAGAACACGAAATAACAAAAAGGTTTGATGAAATCTGCGCATTGCAACAAAAACTTGAAGCCAAGAAAAAGGATATCGAATCAAATGTATGGGCTGCTTTGAACTCAGTCACAACAGTTAAGCGACTTATTGAAGTTTGGCCTGAAAGCAAAGAGTTGCTACCAAAAGAAGCAGATAAAGCAAGTGCAGCACTTCCTGCTTTACGGGTAGAAGATTTGAATAAGATGATTGGACTTCCTTCCGAGGCCGCATAGTCGGCCTTTATTTTTGGCATAAACAACAGAGGCTAACATGGAATTTAAAGGTACTAGGAAAAATTGGCGAGAAGCCAATTTTGCAGGCTTAATTTTATTTTCACACCCGGGAATGGCCCTATCCGGTAAAGAAACAGAAGAGGCCTTAGCAAATGGAAGATTAGCTATGGCTGCACCGGATTTACTTGAAGCACTTCAGTTATTACTTAAGCAAGCCGAAAATAGAACAACGACAACATATCCAGAATGGTATGGAGCTGTTAATAAGGCTCGCGAAGCTATCAAAAAAGCCATAGGTGATGAATAATGAATAAGAAATACATCGTTGAAGTTATAGAGCGAGAAACGAAAGAAGTAATTAAACATTTCGAATTTGATAATTATAGAAAAGCTGATCGCGTAGAAGAAGGATTGTTGCGACAAAGTAATCTCGAAAAATTTGATGTTGTCATGCGATGCGAATAAGCACCTATAGCAGATTTACGAGTCTGCTATGTGAGCAATGTCGCTCGTAACTAAACAGGAGCCGACTTGTTCTGATTATTGGAAATCTTCTTTGCCCTCCAGTGTGAGGGCTTTTTTATATGCATACCAATAACGCTTCACTCGAGGCGTTTTCGTTATGCAATCAAACAGAAGGAGCATCCTATGCAACAGTTCGCTATTGCAGGGGCGGCATCGGTTCGCCCTTTCAACCCAATTTTATCGGTGCAGCATTCACGAAAAAATATTTTAACCGGAGCAGACTTTAAACAACCTCGCGTTAAGAGCTTGCTGGATCGTCTTGTTGAGTTTCTGAATCAAAAGGTACAGCCATGAAAAAACCAACTTACGAGGAACTGGAAGAAGCCCTGAAAGAGCTTAGAAGAATGGCTTTCGCCAGACGCACTAACTCTCACAACTGCGGCCCATTTCAGTACTCTGATTTATGCGAGGACATCATTGAGGTAACTCAACTGATTAAGGTCGTTAAGCAATGAGCATTGCGGATACATGGTCAGACGAAGAATTCATTCGTCAGATGAACAAAATGCTCAATCAGCACAAAGAACAGGAGAAAGATGATGATTCTGACTCTGAATGATAAGCGTGAAATATCGCAAATAATCGCAAGTTTTACTGATGAAGATTACGAGCGAATCAACAGTGAAGTTGATCGCCTCTGCAAACGTTGCGACCCAATAAGCGAAATGCTTCGCTCATATAAACCAGATGAACACACTAAGGACGCTATCGACTGGCTGGAAGATGATGACTGTAACTATCAGGAAAAAGCCGCTGAATGGTTCTGGGATGCAATAACCGAAAGAGTTAAGGCTGAATATGCCTTCGCAATATTCAAACGCAGACATATTTATGGAGAAGCTGCATGAGCAATATCGTTGAATTCGTTAAACAGCAAGAGCAGTTATTCTGCGGAGCATTGACTGAACAGACGGTGACATGGGCTAAGGAAAGCCAGTTTGCAATTCAGTATTTCCAGAAAAACGATTACCTGGCTAAAACAGCACTGGCAAATCCAACCAGCGCACAGAACGCCATCATCAATGTTGCGGCGATAGGCATCACCTTAAACCCGGCCAGCAAACTTGCTTATCTAGTTCCGCGCGACGGCATGGTTTGCCTTGATATCAGTTATATGGGATTGCTCCATATTGCAATGGAGTCTGGTGTTATCTCATGGGGTCAGGCAAAACTTGTTCATGCTAACGATACCTATGAGTCAAACGGGCTTGATAAAGCACCAACCCATAAATACAACGCCTTCGGTGATCGTGGTGATATCGTTGGCGTTTACTGCACAGTTAAGACGCCAGCAGGTGATTATCTAACGGAAGAGATGAGTCTGGCTGAAATTGAGGCTGTAAGGAAAACAAGCAAGGCAGCATTCAGCGATAAAGGACCATGGGTAAATCACTGGAATGAGATGGCGCGAAAGACGGTCGTAAAGCGTGCAAGCAAGTATTGGCCTAAGGCATCACGTCTTGATAGTGCTATTCACGTACTAAACGAAGAAGAAGGTGTGTGGACTGAACCAGTTATGCCGCACAAATCAGAGGAAGATATCCGCGAAGATGAACGGAAACGCCAGCAGGAAATAATGGATAAAGCACAACTTCTTTGCGATGAAATGGCTCAGGCAGAAAACATGGATGATTTGAAGCGATATTTTGCAGAAGCATATCGCCTGACATCTGGAATGAAATTGCAGCAGAACGTACAAGCCATTTACATAGAATGCAAAGCGAAACTGGAGGTTGCCAGTGAGCAAACTGTATGAAATAGCCAATGAATACGCAAAGCTGATGGATTCAGATTTAGAACCAGAGATGATTGCTGACACAATAGAAGGCATGGAAGGAGAATTTACCGATAAAATAGAACAACTTCTTTCCGTCATTAAAAATGAATCTGGTTATGCCGAACGCCTCAAGGAAGAGGCAAAGTCACTGAATGAGCGAGCCGCAGTAATTCAAAATAAGATTGACAGCATCAAATCATATATAGCGTCATCGCTTGAAATGGTTGGCAAGAAAAATATTCGAGCAGGTATTCACCAGGTAACAATCCGCAAACCGTCAGAAATTGTAGAAATAATCGACTCAAGCGCCCTTCCTCCAGAATACGTTGAGTTTGAAACAACAATAAAAGCCGACAAACTGGCAATCAAACACCAACTAAAAGCAGGAATAAATATCCCCGGCGCTCAACTCAAAGTTGGGAAACCTTCACTTCTTATCAAATAACGGTATCGCCTATGAAAAAGACTCCATGGGAGAAATGGGAAGTCGATTTCTTGCGCGAAGTAGCGGCAACAATGCCAGTTGAAGTTATCGCTGAAAAACTGGAAAGGACTGAAAAAGCAGTAATGGCGAAAGCAACAAGGATTGGCGCTGACATTGTTAGCCGACTTCGTGGAAGGCGATGGACAAGAGCCGAAGTATCACTTTTCGGTAAGTTCTCCGCAGAAGAAATAGCAATTGCAACCTGCCGCTCAATTTATTCAGTAAGAGCTATGCGATACAAGCTAAAAAAACTCGATGAAGAAAGAGCAGGCATACGAATAAATTAACATGGAGTAATTAACAATGAAGCTAAACATCGACCTCGGAAAATACGTTATTACCGGAACCAAACACGACCTGATTCTTAGCGAAAGAGGAATTATCAAAGAAGGCGAGAATGCAGGGGAAGAAACACTAAGTCGTATCGGTTATTACAGCAAGTTTGAGCATCTGGTTAAAGAGTTATGCAACCGTGAAATACTGTTATCTCAGGAGCAGACGCTACAGGATATTCAGCAGCATATCGAGACTTTAGGTGTGTCACTTAGCATGGCTATTGACCAGTTCGTGGAGAGTAAATCATGAGAGGTCTTGCATACAATCCTGGCATTCTTCCGGCAGAAATGATTATTCGCCAACGCGTAAAGCCAATGCCATCGAGAGAGGAATTGCTTAAGAGAAATAGTTTCGGTTCTGTTAACGACAACAAATATCTGAATGCGATGTGGCGCAAAGGAGGCAACCGGTGATCAACCGTTTTTACATGATGTGCTCGCGTGAAACTGTGGGTAATAACGCCTCATTCCATTGCCATAACGGCAATGGTTACAGTTCTGATATCGATCGCGCTC